GAACGTTGGCGTACAAATAATCTTCACCAAACTCAAACAGTCGGCTTTCATTCTCACGGAATGCTTCATCGGTGAAAGAACGGATTTCTGATTCAGTTTTAGAATCTTTGAAATCATCTTCATCCGCCAAATCACCAGATTCATCAAAATCTTCATCTGAGTCTGAATCTTCGGTTTCAACATCATCATCAGGGTCACCAGATTGATTTGATGCATCAGAATCTAAATCAAAGTCAAAGTCTTCCTCATAATCATCTCCATCATCTTCTTGTGGCTGAAGTTTTTCTTTGGCTTTTTGTTCTTCCATTTCCTGTTTCATGTATTCAACGATACGTTTGGAAACTTCAATAACATCATCATAGGTTTCTGTTTTTTCAACATCATTCACCAGACCACGTTCAATCTCATTGAATTTAATACCCAAGGATACGCCACCTTTTGTATAAAGATTCAAGCGGTCAAGGAAGTTTAGCAAGTTTATGTTTTTGCCTTTAGTACCAAAGAAGTCTTTTTCAATCAATTCTTGGTATGCTTTGAGGAAAGGTAATTTAAGACCTGGGTATTTGTATTTGATTTTGCGTTCAATGCGGCAATCTTCAACCACATTGGTAACACTCATGTTAATTTTTTGTTTTTTTGCTTCAAGCATTCCGTCCATAGGAGTGTAGAGAGCATGGCCGACTTCATGACCAGTAAAAAGGTCATACAAAGCTGCCGATAGGTTTTTATCTAGTGTGGGAATAACCAAAATACGGTTCTTAACATCAAAGGATGCTGTACGAACATTACGGTGTTCGACCGTTAGGTTTTCTGTGGCCATCAGTTTGGCCAAAAGTGATTTTGTATCAATTAGTTCCATGTTACTTCCTTAACAATATAATGTATTGTAACATAGTAGATGTTAGATTGTCAAATTTATGTTACGGTTGTGTCTTTTTTTGACAACACTATTGATCCGTTTTCCACGGATATATTTAAGATATCACCATCTTTCCATCCGGTTTCTTCTAGCATCTCTGGAGGAAGAGTAAAAAGGAAATTATCGGGGTCACCAGGAATATCCTGGAACAAATCCTCGTAATTATATAGTTTATTCATAGTATTCTTTCATTTTTCTATACCAATCTTCGTCATTTTCAAATCCTGTTTGTGCTGCCCATATTTTTATAACGTTTTCCAGTCGCTGCCAAGGTTGCAATTCATCACAAACCAAGTCGGCCGGTACTATTTGTTCATCTATTTGAGTCATTTTTAATTCTCCAGTGAATTTTTCAGTGGATGTTTATTTTTCCGGCTGAATTTTGTGTCAATTTTATGTTTTTGCACAGGTTTAATGGGTGTCCGGCAAACCGGACGCTTAAGTTCAACGATAAATTTTAAATCTTTCTTCATTTTAACGCCTCATACTTGAAATTTCTACAGCTTCTTCGCTGTTAAACACAGGAACAGCGTTTGATTTGTGCATTGTTGCAATTCCCATCACTTTTGTACCTGTGTAAACCTTTGGTGCCGCCTTTGTAGCGTTGCCAAGGCCTGTATCTAATGATGGATAGTGCTTTGTCTCACGACCTGGAGGTGCCGACAAAGAATATCCTGATAATTTGGTGTTTGGATTATGTAGTTTTTTGATTATGGGTTTTTGGTGCGAAGCCAACCACTGCTCATATTGCTCACGAGCGGCTTTTGTCACATTTTTTTGCTTTGACTTGCGTAGATTCACATGAAACATCATAATATTACTCCAAACGAATGATAAGTATACTCGTTTTTTAGTCAAATGTCAAGCGGTGTTGTAGGATTACAACATTAGTAACTTTTTCTTACTTTATTGCTTCTTTTTGTTGATTCATAACCATTTCCATAATCATAATCTTCATAATTATGCTTTATTTTTCTTTTTTCTGCTTTTTCATCTTTACGTCTATTACGTTTTGGTGAAAAATCATCTTCGTAATCATTTTTACGAAACTTAGCCACAAACTTTGACACTTAATACTCCTGTAGTTACGGTAATAAATTAGGAAAGGCTTCTTTGATAAATTTATAGTCAAGACCTTTTACACCCAAATCTTTTTGGAAAATACCTAAGATGATTTCTGCTTCACGGGGTTCAATTGAATCCAGAATTTGTGATAACAGTTCTTCTCGCCTTTTCGGTGTTAGTTTCTCAGCAGTTTCATTACCTTGACTAAACACATACATTCGGCGTAGTTGAGATTCCAAACTATCGTAAGTTATTCCAGGTAATGTATCGGTTGGTAATTTATAGTTGTGTGGTAGTTCGCTTACCTTCCACTGAATATTTGGATGATAAGCCATTTCTAAAACTTTTACCAGTGTGTTGGATAAATTCTTTTGAATTACATTCATCCGTTCTTTTTTATTCTTTGCTTCATCAAATTCATCGAATACTTCATATAGGGGTTTCATTAAAATTCCTCAATTACTTCCATTAGGTTAAATAATTTATTTGCAATAAAATAATCCAGTAATTTACCTTTAACTGGTACTGTTTCTTCATAAGTATTTATGATTTTAGACTGTATATCGTCTGGTATGTTTCGTAAGTCAATTAGAGTCTGGTTACGTGAAAAACCAATTTTAGCATTCTCATCATACTCGGTATAATTTTCTGACATAAATTTTGTCAATTTTGATTCAGTCATTACCTTCTGGCGAATTTCACGGACAAAGGTGTCACTTGGTGATAGAATATTTGGAATGCCATCACCTTTATCACCATTGATAATTTTTTGTTTCAGTTCATCCAATGGATTTTCCGAAATCAAGAATTTCTTTTGTGTTGGATTGTATTGTTTAACAGTGTATTTGCTACGACCATTATACATTTGCAATTGCAAGAAATCACCATCACTGGAAATAATCAGGATATTTTCATGCATGATATGACGAGGCACAAGTGTACCAATAATATCATCAGCTTCTGCACCTTCAACATCAATTACTTTGTATGGGAAATTTTCTTTGAGTTCAATCTTAAACTTGGCCAACATATCAAAAATAAGGTGCCAATCTAGGTCTGAGTTCTTACGTGATTTTTTACGACCAGCTTTGTAGAAAGGAAAGAATTCCTTGCGCCAGTATTTACGATTGTCAGAACACAGTACAACTTCACCATATTCTTTGCGGAAGTTCTTTAGGTGACTCCTGATGATATTCAGGATCATATGTCGAATAAGGCTTTCTTCCAACTTTACATTTTTTTGGTTGGAAATTTGTGCCATTAGACCAGCTAACAAAACCTGGTTAAGGTCAACGAGAATCATAATAAACTTTCAATAGTTTCAATAAAATAGTATTATATCAGATACTTTTAATCTTGTCAAGTATGTCATCCACAAATTCTTGTGACTCTGTGGTTTTTCTGGCCACCAAACCATACCAATCTTGTGGAATTAATCCAGAAACATAAACCCTAGGATCCGATAAAATGGCATCCCATCTATCGTGTGCATATGTACCGGTTTCTGGATTAAACTTAAATATTACAATGTGATATTCGGGACCTAATTGACTTCCACCAATTTGTTCACCAGGTTTTTTGTATTTGCAACACTCAACCTTCATTGTATCTTCTTCATTTGTAGGCAACCAAAACAAAACATCAAAATCTGTCATGTCTTTAAAATACTCTAGCATTGCAATCCTTTTATATGTGACTTTCTTACTCTAACCATAATCCAGCTATTGTAGTACATATCACTTTCTAACACACCATTTACAAACTGTTCTTTCGCCTCAAGGTAACCACACTCACCTTTGCTTTTACATAGGTGAATGATTTCTCTCTTAAAGTTATCTTGGCCATGTAGTATAACATCTTTTTGTAAAATGTCACTAGAACCGTAGTAAGTTTGCCAGTCCGAGGAAATTTTGAAACGTTTCTTCTTACCTTTAACTTGTTTTGTTTTGGATGTATAAAAGAATTTTTTACCAATGTATTGTCTACCATCTACCATGTTGGTAATCCGGTAGACAAACCCATAATTTTCACCAATTAAATCTTCTGTAAAATCTTTGTTATCATATATCCAATTTAGTCGTTCCATTTTTCATCATCATTGAGTTCATCGTCCTCTATGTATTCATCTTCCTCGGACAATTCTTCAATGTGTTCACCACAGAACGGACAAATTTCTGGATAATGTTCAGAAACTAATTCTTCCATGTAAACTATGTCGTAACTGGATTCACAACTATGACATTCTGCTGTTATTGTTTTTGTTGTCATTTGATTTCCTTTTAGTTAGCCCAAACATCACCCCAATTTCCTGACAATGCACCTTTAGCATAATCAGTGGCACGATTCTCAAAAAAGTTAGTGTGTGTTGGTGCGTTAATCATTTCCTCAACCCATGGCAGAGGATTCTTTTTCACTTTAAAAATGCCTTTAAGACCAAGAGATATAAGGCGTCTATCAGCAATATAACGTATATATTTTTTAACATCATCACTAGACAAACCATCCATAGCACCCATAGAAAATGCCAAGTCAATAAATTTATCTTCCAGTTCAACCATTCTTTCGGCGATGGTGTAGATTCGTCCTTTAAGTTCATCATTCCATATCTCTTTGTTTTCTTCTATGTAGGTACGAAATAATTTAATCATTGATTCAGCGTGCATTGTTTCATCAACAATAGACCATGTAACAATCTGTCCCATACCTTTCATTTTGCCTGTACGTGGAAAGTTAAGCAACATAATGAAAGAGGAGAACAACTGCATCCCTTCAGTGAAAGCACTGAACACGGCGATGTGGGTTGCAGTTGAAGCGGCATCACCATTCTTAGAGGAAATGTCTAACACATAATCGTGTTTGTCTTTCATTTCTTGGTAATCTAAAAATTGGTTATATGTTGTTTCAGGTAGACCAAGTGTTTCAATCAAATGTGAATATGCAGCAACGTGTAGTGCTTCTCTTGCTGCAAAACCCATCAGCATCATACGAACTTCTGGTTGTGGAAAGTATGGAAGATAATTCTTTACATAACCACCAGCAACGTCAATATCACCTTGTGTGAAGAAACGGAAGATGTGTGTAAGAAATTGTTTCTCACTATCAGTTAAATTTTTCTTCCAATCTTTAACATCTTCTGACATTGGTACTTCTGTGTGGAGCCAATGTGATTGTTCGTGTTTTAACCAAGCATCATATGCCCATGGATAGTTAAATGGCTTAAAATAGTTTCTATCTTCCGTTAGTTTTTGAAGTACTTCTTTTTTAACCATTTATCCACTCCTTTATGACATTTTCAGTTTGAGCACCAGTCATTCTTTTAACTTCAATATTATCTTGTATCATTACCAGAGTTGGTACAGAACGAATACCATACTCTGTTGCAATTTCTGGAAGTACGTCAATATCAATAACTTCAATAGGAAT